TAATACTCATTTTTTAAAAAAAGTTCCGCTAAATCCTCATTCCGGTTATCCAATTATACACTCTACCACGGTTTTCTCTACTTTTTGAGCGTTTTTCAAAGGTTTCAGCGTCCATTCTACCACTAGCAGGTGGCTTAGAGTAGTAATCAGCATAGTACAAAGCATCCATTATATCATCGTTTTTTTGGAATGGGTGCTCAAAAAACTCATCAACCAACTCAGTCATATCTTTTCGTAGATGAAGTCTCTTTGAATTAACTATAGTCCCTAAAGATGTCTCAAGTCTATCTTGTTTTCTTATACCTGCAGGTGGTTTTACTCCCTTGAAAATACCAGGCATAAGCCTTCTATCCTTAGCTGCTAATCTTGATGTCATATCCCTAGCCATCTCCTGAGAAGCTACTGTTTCTATCGTTACACGCCTTACCGGACTATATTTATTGGCAATCTCAAGAATCTTTTTCGGAACGTCAAACGTGGGAATACGTTCACGGAAATATTCCAAAACATACCTGTTTTTTTCCTTATCAACTGCCAAAACCAAGATAGCTTGATAGTCAGACGTTGAAGTTGCTGTTGCTGCCAAGTCGACTCCAAGATAAATGTTAACCGGAACCAAATCATCTCCAATGTGAAGATACGGAAACTTGTCGATTGTTTCGAACCTTGCAGTATGGTATTGTATGCGGTCAATTTTAAACGCCGCTTCACTTGTATCCCTTGCATCATTCATATACTCCTGTGCATACTTATTAACCAATCCAGCTTCTATGAACTCTTGCTTCTTGGTCTTTAACTTATCTATCGAAAACTGTTCTTCCCATATTGCCTTACCGTCTTCTATGGCTCTATAAAAATGCAAAGCCCACGGATATTCTCTATTATCCCTATCTGCTTCTTTACTACCATCCACAACAGTCTGAAGAAAACTATCATAGTGAACAATAGTGCCACTCAACCAAATCCACCCCTCATTGCCAGGAGATTCTTCCAACGAAGGATAAACCGTAGATACTACCCATTTTTTAATTTCTTGTCTACGTTCAGGTGTTTTGGTATTTAATTCGGACTCAAAATCATCTAAAATGATTCCGGTATAACGAACATCTATTTCAGTACGACCACGCAGCCTTTGCGTTGTACCTTTAGCTATAATTCTATCGCCCTTAGCAGTTACAATATCTTTCTCAGTCCATCTATTCCCAACCGTATCACCGGCTAATTCACCAAAATAATACTTAATATTTTGATTCATTTCAAAATGACTCTTAATATATTTCAAATGGTCAATAGCCTGACCCTGCTCTTCAGCTACCCAACCTATAAATTGTTTAGAATCTTTTGGATTAAATAGCATTTTATGCATTATAGCAGCTTTTGCTAAAATAGACTTACCAAACCCCCTTGGCAATATATTACATATCCTACTACCAGGTTTTGATGAAATAAGTTTTTTAGCTATTTCTTCGTGAAATGGCGGGGAAGAGCTCTTATTTAAAAAATCCTTAGGTAAGAAAGCCCTACCAAAATACAACAAATCACCATATGACTTATAAAGAACTTCGTCGTCAATCTTTAACTGAGATGGAGACTTGCCAATATTAAATTCTTTGGTTAGTTCTTTTTCCATTTACCAACTATTTTGAGCTTCTTCTTTCTTCCTACGCTTCATCACCTGATTTCTTGTACGTCCATGAGTCTTTAAATACTCATTTAGTTTTCTACGTTTTCTTTTTCTCTCTTTTGCTTTTTTGTTCGGCATTTTTAAATATGTAGTTTACAATGTGTTTTTTACAACTAGTAGTAGTAACCCAATCTGATTTTCGATAATAAACTTTAAGATTCACCAGCCATATCTCCACTACCAACATTAACAATTACCAAAGTATCGCTATCGCTATAAACAGAACTACAAAACCTACAAGAAAATAACGTAGCTGTACCGCTATCATCAAATATTACCATTTTATCTCTATCGGTAAGATATTCATCGCAAACCTCACAACTGCGAAGTTTTGTCTCGAAAAACGGCAACATCTCCATATCTATGTCGCTAAACTGTTTCTTTTTCACCATGAGCAATCATCTTTACTTCAGCATCACGCAATTGCTCCAATTGCTCATTACTGAAACCTTGAAATACAGTAAGAGACTCTTTTTGTGTATCTTTCGGAAACATACCTGCAATACGCATTAACATATCTAAAGCTCGCAATTTATCAGAATCCTTAGATTCTAAGTTATCTACTATTGTTTTAGCATTATTAAGCAGGTATTCCTCATCTATACCAACTTTACTTAGAGACTTCTTTATTTCTTCACTAACCAATTTACTAACTCTCTCCGATTTTAACAGAGAAGTAGCCTGAGTTTGTGCATACTTCTCATTTTTAGTTTTAAAGACTTTTAGGTAGGCTTCTACAGGTTTAACACCTTGAGCTACATATTTAGCAAACATTATCTCATTTTGAGATATATTCTTCTTTTCGCGCCTATGTACGGTTCTACTCATGTCTCTACTGAAACTGTAGATGTTTTTAGGCATATCCCCTGCAAGCAACTCTTTTGTTGCTACAGAATACGAACCAAGCACAGTGACAATGTAATCAGCCCTACCTTCGCACTTTCCGCGCTTTATGACCCTACATACCTGTTTATCGTCAGTAAGTATCCAATCATTGAGCTCTCCATCCCTCCAGTCACCAACAAGACTGTCTTTAGGATAAACCTTCCTAAACTCGTCCTCATTTTCAAATAACGGCTGCATGATGTTCTTAACTTTGCGATACCGCGTCATTACCCTTCCCGTTCTTACTTGATAGTCTTATTTTGACTAATACCCCCCTGACGCGGGTTCTTGTTTCCATCTATCATATTCCCCCATAGAAACGTTTTTCCATTTTGGATATCAACAACATCCAGCCTGAAATCTCCATTATCAAACCAATCAACCACAGCAAAGGCATGTGACCAGTTTATTTGCCTATTTCTTAACCACCGGTTCTTTTCGGCGGACATATCCTTTAAACAACCTAGACTAAACGCGTGATGAGCTCCATCAACGTGCGTTACTCCAATTCTTTGTACATCATGCATATGCCCATATAGGACATTTTTCCCTAAATTCATAGCATGTTGCCTTGTATGGTACACCGTAGAGTAGTGTCCACCATGATAAAAGAACAATTTACCTATCTGTAACAATTTACCATAAGGGTAGTAAATGTACCCTCTATCCTCCAAATTCATGATATTTTTAAATTTATACTGTGGTAAGTACGGATATTCCTCAACAAACGAATTTAGCCAATCATCATGGTTTCCTTCAATCATGTACTTTTTATCACATTTTACTGATTTCAATACTTTATCAAATAAATCAAGTCCTTCGTTTACAGCTTTAGCATCCTTATCCACATCTTTAAGCACTATTTCTAGAGGTGGACGCTTTCTGCGCTTATATTTGAAAGGTGAAACGCTCTTCCACTCTCCTAAATCGCCCAAACATACGAAAATATTAGGTTTTACTAGTTTTATAGCTTCTAGGACTACATTTATAGCATCATCACACTGCAACGGAAAATGAACATCAGGTATGATTATTGCTCTACGTCTACTTTTTTTGCTTTTTGCCATTCTTTTCCTTATGTTTACGCTTATATACTACAATACTATCCTTTTTACGAGAAAGTTTCGTAGCCTCATCATCACGAGACATTGCTATAGCAACCATTCCACCATTATCCTTAAAGTCACGAGAACCATTTCCAACAGTTTCTAACACCACTAAGTGGCGTAAGTTACAATCGCAGCAATGTAAGTAGAAAAACGACTCCGCATCCACTAAAAACGCCTCGGCATCAAATGTTGTAATATTCATCCTTTATCCCAGGTATCACTACTTCTTGAAAAAATCTACATTTTTTGTGCGCAACACAACTTTTGCCAGCCAACTTCTCATCCATAAGCATATGGAGAGAATTATCCCGAATATAGAATACGCCACCAATGCAATTACCGTGAAACCAGTTACAGCAATGTTTTTTAGCAGTGTATAATATTCTTCTTTTATCACTTTTTTGCACAAAGGTAAGTTACACCCTAAAAATAATGTAAATCAAGCAGAAAAAAATCGCTGATTTCTTGTATATTATATATATATATATATATTATATATCTATACGCTATATTACTATACGCTATAGTACTATACTATTACTCTATTATTACTATTATTATTACTATTACTATATTATTACGCTATACGCTAAGTATACTATAGATTTCTAGAATTTTCCAGAAAAATATTAGCAGAAGTGGAAAATAGAGTCTAACATGGAAAAATAAGCAAAATAGAGAAAAGGTTGAAAAACAGCGAAAAATTTCAAAAATATAGTTATTATGTGTGTCTACCTTTTATTATCGTGGATACCCCCATAGTTCCGTTTTGGCGTTTGGTTTTTTAGTTGAATTAATTATTAGGGCGGGAGGGAGGTATAATTTATTATCTAAATGTCGTATAATAAACCTTATGTATAATACAGAATGTCGTATAATATATATTATGTCTACTTCTACTACTTCTTTTCATAGTTTATAGCAAAAGTAATATATACTATTGTTTCGGTGTGCTTGGTCTATCTATGACCACACACCAAAACTTTTAAACATGTTTAGGAATTCTCATTTATTCTTTATAATTTCTTATATGAAAATAACCCCTAACAAAACGAATATGGAGACAGTTATGGATAAAACCCGGACAGTTCCATTGGTAGAGGTTAAGTACACTAACAAACAAGTAGAGATGCTAAAGGCGACATGCTTAGATAATCATGGTAAATTTGACGAGAAAAAATGGCAGACCATGAAAGAAAGCATGGAGTCTACGGGAGCGAAATTTCCTAATGGAGTTCGTAACCATATAGCAACCACTGAAGTTATCACCAAGGTTGATACTTCGGTAACTTCAGCATTTCGTAGTAATCTAGAATATATCAGCCCACAAGGGAGAAAAGGATATACTTTAGATGCTGACGGTAAATTAGTGGAAATGAGTCTATTATGTAGAATAATAGAGCCTAATAAAAACCAATGGAAAGCAGATAAAGTTAGTGCTATTAAGAATAGCATTAAAGAGACTCTGAAAACTAAAACCAAATAACAACAGTTAGTATATGAGTGTCGGTATTAATTTATCGGCACTCATTTTTTTTGTCATTATTTCAAGACACAGTAAAAAAACATTAAATGATTATATTAAACATCAGCAAACACTCAATAAATATAAAAGCCACACTCCAGAACCAAGAGACCTATAGCGATATTATACCTCATGGCGGTAAAGATTTATACCATGCGTTAGTGAAAAAGTATAGCGCATTAAGAAAAATTACAACAGAAAAAATAGTCATCTCATATAATCCAGGCGATAAAAGAAAAAGCATCACATGTACCATAAATAGTGATGTAAAACCGCCAAGTATAGATAAGTATAAAAATATACCAAACGCAAGATACATTCCTGATAAACTTGTAACATTGTGCGCTAATAATTGGATTGTAGATAAGAACGGCGACAAGAAATATATAACAGACAGGGTAATGTATAAGCGGAAAATAAACCGAGCGGAAACATTATTAGATTTATTTTATACTGGACAAATAGATTTATTAGAATTTAGAACTAAACTAAACAAGGTAATAGACGCATGAGATATGTACGCTGTCCATATAAGCATAAATATCAATTAGCGGACTGGTTTGCCAAAAGATTTAATGTAAGTAAAAGCGAAGCAAATAAGCATAGCAAAGAACAACTGTACGCAATCTATTATAGATTAGCGAGTAAGATATGTGGCGTTGTGCTATTTTCTCCTCTATCCCTCCATATACCCACAAACCACAGTATGACGCCACTAATATAATGCTAAAGAAATACCAGATAGAAGCCAATGAAAAGTTCTTTGACAATGTCATGGAACTGGTAAAGGATGGCGGGATTTACTGTTGGGTGTCTATTAATAAACAATTTATAAAGCGAGGTGGTAAACTAATCGCTGAAGATAATGATGCTTATGATAAAGTAAGCGAGATTGTATCACCAGAATATTTAAAGAAAAAGTTTGTAAACACAAACAAACCAGGAGACACGCTATGAATGAAGTGCAAAACATAAAAGATATGCCTTCAGTAAAAGCGTTTGAAATGATAGTTGGTGAAATAGAAGGCGTTACTAAAGACTGGTCAGATATGCACTCTATAATTAACGGCAGTACAAAGCGATGGGAGTACATAATTGAAAATACATCTGAACTGGCTAAAAGACCTTCAGAATTAGATAGTCTAAAGATTTCTATGCGTCAAAGTCATGAACAAGCGCAATCTAAAATGGATAGTTGCATGGAGAAAGTCGCTTTTATACTACATATAGGCGGAACATGTAAAAGTTTAGAATCAGAACTTAAATCAATGATTATAAATGATATGCAATTAATATCAGGAGATGTTCAAGACGCTGAAGAAACTCTTATCAGTATAAATGAACTTTCAGAAGATTTATTTAAATTAATATTACAAAAAACAGTATAGCTTCGCGTTTAGTCCCTTCTCACGAAGGATATGAGCGGAGATAACAAGACAATAACTGAAAAAGGAATAGCGTATGTCGGAACAACTATCCGTAGAATCGCTACACAAAGGGTTAAATGAAAAAGGATACATCTGCGATGTAGACTTTGCTTCGCGTGTAGCTACCTCTATGATTGCAAAGCCAACTGGCGGTGCATTTCTGTACGGACCTGCAGGTACTGGTAAATCTTATCTGCCGCATGTACTATCTGATGTTCTGAATCGTAAGATGTTCTTTCACCAGTGTTCAGCAGGTACTCGCGAAGATGACCTATTGATGCGAATCTTTCCTAGCGAAGATACACGAAGTGGAGTAGAAATACTTTACGGCAAGGTGTATCAAGCGGTAATTGCATCTAATACAGAAAAAGTAGTTCTGGTATTGGATGAATGGGATAAGACAAGACCAAGCGCAGATGGCTACATGTTAGATTTTCTGCAGTATGGTAGACTGTCAATTCCGGGGGAAGAGATAAAAGCGAACCTTGATAATCTGATGATATTTTTCACTGCTAACGATGAGCGGGATTTTTCAGAGGCACTGCTTCGAAGATTTCCTAAAATTGATATGGAGCCGCTACATCCAAAACTTGTGAGAAAAGCATTAGAGAACACGCATGATAAACATGCTAACATTCCAAATGCTATCTCTCTTTATCAGCGTTGTTTAATTGCAGATATGCCCAAACCAGCTACAATACAAGAGTTACGTCAGTTACTTGACGCTATTGATTTTCTTGGTCAAGGTTCAGACTGGAACGAATTAGTTTACCAGTATATAACCAAGACCGCAGAAAACCATGAATTACTTGCAGACGCTGAAGGTAAAGATATTGAGGATATTTATGCCAGTTCTAATGGTGTAAAGAAACTTAATAGTTCCGCATATGAAAACTGTAATGAAGTTGATGATGAAAATGATATAGAGCGGTTTATGCCGAAACTATACAAATTTCAGAAATTCAATACAGATATTGATGATAGCGGAGAACTACCTGAAGGCGAAAGTATATATGGTGTATTCAAGAAGAGCAATAGGTCTTATGACGCAGTTGTGCAAATGACCAGGGAAATAGCGGATGACGCAAAATTTCCTAAATGGTCAAGTGTAATTGGCGATACAATCATAATGGATAAACCTATTGATGTACATAATTACGTATCGTTTAATAATCTTGTAGAGGAAAAGGAAAATAGCGGCAGAGACATTGATGGTGAAGTCATGCTAAAATACGAAGAATGTTCGCGTGAAGAGGCTCGCAGACTTGTATTTCGCAAATATGAAGTTCATAAATCTTCTAAAGACGAAATTATAGCTCGCAAGTACTTTAATCACCAATCAGACCGTTATGTTGATTTAAGATGGACTCATGAAGATGGATTATGCGTTATAGTGCCTGTTGGTTCAAATGGAATACGCAATATTATTCCTTTGTTTAAAATCAATAAGCATTATAATGTTTTAGGGAAAGAGTTTAATGGCGTATCACCTGGAATAGTAGATGTAAGTAAAATAACATCATACTTACTCACTACACTCGATAATGGTAATGCTGTTAGCGACCTTGGAACTGCGATGATAAAGAGATTGTCTAAACATAACGGATTTTGCGATATGTCTATATGTTCTACGTTTTACAAACATGGGCATGATGGATTTGAAGAAGCGTCAGGTGATTTATTGAAGTCTATTAATTTCAATGAATTTGATGGCGGATATGTGATGTCTGGTAGCGGTATAGTTCTTGAAGTTGGTAATGCTGGTTCAGAAACTGGCAAGGCGTATGCGAAGTTATACGTTGATTCAATGCCAAATATAAAACTATTTTATTACGCTTTAAAAGGATTGGGTAGGATACCATTCTACTCTTGTTTTAAAGCGGATATAAAAGAAGTTTCTTCAAAACTATCTAATCGCTCATGGAGTTACAGAAAATCAATAATGATATCGCCAGATTCAAGGTTTATGATGATTGAATCATTTGGCTACATATGTTTTATCAGAGTATTTAAACATGATAACTATTATAGCGATGATTCAGATGAACTTAAATCAGATGTCAGGAATGCGATTAACGAACTACGTAAGTTCAGGAGACGCTTTGAGCAAGATTAACAGAAATTGGCGTGACTGGGAAAATAATCACGCCGATAACGCAGTGTCTCCCAGTAAAAGCGGTACTACTAACAAAAACAGTACCGTTACGAAGCGGAAGTCTTGTACCAGCAGGGCTTCCGCTCATGGAATAAAGTCTAAATTTTCTGCCCGGGCAGGGAAGAGGGCGTTTAAACAAAATTTATCAAAAAATAATTTATCTAATAAGAAATTTAATAGCGTTCAAAATGAATCTCAGCGCAAAATGAATAGAGATTTAATGGATAGAAAAAATCACAACATCTCTTGGAGTCAATTAACTAATGGAGAGCGCGTGAAAATTGATGATTATTATGAAAATGGCGAGGTTTACAGTAGTTCTAACACCTTATCAGTAGCGATAAAATCAAATAAAGTTAATTTATGGGAAGCTGAATCTATGGGTTTAGCCGCAAGCTATAGTAAATTAAATAGAATGTCATCAGCGTTTGCTAGAATGATATATAAATTTGGCGAAGATAACTTTGGAAAAGATACAGAAGGCGATGATTTTTGGTGCGAGAGGATGATTGCTGAAAGAGTTGTATCACGCAAAAATATTAATCACTGTAAAAAGAGCCTTGAAAAAGACAGAATAATTATTATGTTAGATTCGTCGCCAAGTTGCGAAAACCAGGCATCTTTTTATTCACAGATTGCTAGTATAGCCGCAAGATTTGGGGATATAGAACTATATGACGCACCTAATGGAAGGATAATAAAGGCATATTCTCCGCGTGATAAAGATTTTTATTACATTTATAATAAGGATGATGTGCTAAATAACGCTCATCGTTGGAGTTATCTGGAAAATCGGAATATAATTATATTTACAGATGGCGATTCTACAGATG